AAAAGAAAAAGCGATCCAGACGGCCTCCGCTTGGCTCCAGCTCCCTGCGGTACTTATTGGAATACAGCAATTTAGGGCTCAACTGGCGGAAAAGTATGGTACTAATTTTGACCGACACATGCGTGACATGCAAATCATTCGGGACAAGGCACTTGAAGCGGGGAATTATGGCGCAGCGGTACAGGCAGAGTACAGGCGTGGTCAAGCCTTGGGCACGATATACATTGATCGCAAAGAGATTAGGCACGGCACAATCGATACGATGAGTAAAGAGGAAGTCATGCGCAAGCTTCACTCGATTAAAACAATGTATCTGACGGGTGCGCAGGGCATAGAGGACATTGAAACCAAAGAGCAGTTAGAAGAGCAAACAGAAGAGGAAATATTAGATGGCGATGACACCGGAAGCGAAGCTCTACCAGTTGATCAAGAAGAACATGACGAAGGCATATCTGACGAGGATCGAGTCGAGGGTGAATCTGGGGATACCGGACGTTTTGGTAGCTTTGCCTTCGATGAAAAAGTGGACGATGTTAGAGTTGAAAATAGTAAGCCGTGGGTATTCGGTAAAACTTAGTCCGCATCAGTACGCTTTCCATCTAAAACATGCTGATTTAGGTTGTCCTAGTTTTATCCTTGTACAGTACCACCCAAAAGGAGCCACTAAAACGACTGAGGTTGAGTTATTACTATATGAAGGTAGGGTAGCTAGGGTACTGCTAGAAAAAGGCGTCAGAGCCCCTCCTGTAGCTTCCTATAAGCTTTCAGATGTAGACTGGGACGACTTAACAGAAAAGTTATCACAATAAAAAGACCTATAGCTGATCACTATAGGTCTTTTTATATCAATAGGTTTTTACATTATCCTACTTACGTTTGTCCCTGTTCATTAGTGCTTGAACGAAAGCGAAAAGAACAAGGCGTTTAATCAATTTAAATAACCCTTTGTTATCGGTAGTGGCAGTCATTATTTATCACCTCTTAATGTTTCTAGGACACCCTCATGCCTCTTTTGATTAAACGCGATTAGCGTATCAATTATGATCAGTTGAATTTTTAATAATTCTGTATAGATATGGTTACAATTTTCGTACAATTCAAAATGTTCTCTAAAGGCAAAGGACTCAAAGTCGAAGTCTTTAAATTCTGTCCCATTAAGTACATCCGTTATTTCATCAAACCCCATGTCTTCTGGGTAGCGTAAAAATACTATGTCTAAGGATGCCTTTTGTGCATAAGTTAAGTTGCTCATTCTGTAATCTCCGATATTCTAAAATCGCTCATGTTGTATGGTTCAATAAAACCGCTCTCAGAGTCTTCTGAAAGTTCTTTGTAATACTCGTTTAACTCTTTTAATGCCTTGTCGTATGACTCAAAGGTAACAGGCGTTTCGCTATCCTCTCGCCATGTATTGCACCACCCGTCACAAAGGGTAAATGTTTCAATCTGGTATCGCATGGTCTACCCCTCACAATTAAAATGATCGTTCGGGTAAAACTTATTCGACCCCTGATCTGTTTGTAAATAGATAGACCTGTCTTCTACAAAATAACTTTGCGCAAACCCTTGTTTAACTTCACTTTGTGCCATGGCCAGCGCTTCGGTAAACGTGGTCACATGGTCTCGATCATCATAAATAATCATGTCGTTACGCCTTTTAAGATTCGGTTCAATAAAGCAATGACTTTTTCTGCTTGAAATTCGTTTGCATCAGGGTTTTCCAGTAGGGCAAGCGCACGCTCGCACCCTAATTTATAAGCGCTGTACTCTGCTAGTATTTTTAACATTGCTTCACTCATGCTGTAGCCCCTTGTTTGATTATGCGAATAACTTTATGCATTGATACCCCATGGGCTGGGTATGCAATCACTTCTACGGCCTTGTCGTAACATGCCCTGCAACCGTTACACTTCCCGCCATGCGAGTAGGCCTCACATAATTTCATGGCCTTTGTAGCGTCATTAGGTGTAGGCACGATCACCGAACCATGTAAACCGCTCTCATATTCGCCTGTAACAGAATCACTGCTAAACCGTACCATAACGTTAGACAAGGCCTGCATATCGTTTAACACGGCCTTGAATTTTGCGAATTTGTGCATACGTGTAGGTAACCAATGCTGCACCCAGGTTGTTAACGTCATGACCTCAAGCATTTTTTCTGCTAATTTAACGCTGTAAACATCACCACTATCAAACCACCGAAAATAACGGTCTTTTTTGAGTTCGTTAACCATATCGCTTACCCATTCGGGACGCTTCCAATCGATCTTATTGTGTTCTCTAGGTGCCTTAACATTCGGGAAACGATAATTTCCATTTACAGCGTAACAACCTTTACATGCATCAACTAATACGCCCGGTGACTGAATAGCACCCGAGCATGTTTCAATGGCCTGCAGAGACCATGACCTTATGCCGTCAAGTTTGCTAGTAACTGATAATTTAATCATGATTTTTCTTCCTGTATAGTTAAAACGTTAAATAAAACAAAATAAAACAAGGGTAATAAGTAACATTGTAAATAAAAATAACTCGAATAAAATAGGTGTTTTCCCTATGTTTGCGCAATTTAACTTGCGCCATGTTTGATCGTGTTTTGACATTGTTTAAATCTTGATTGCTTTCATGATGCTCTCTCTCTCTCAAAAGTTTGCAAAGTATTTTTTAGGGATGGTCAACGTCTCAGGTCGACCTGTGGTTGATTCAGACTGCCTAACTTCGATGATGATATCATCACCTTTTCGTGTGTTCATCTGTACTGCTTCCGCGTGGCTTGCCCACGCTTGTGGGTCGTGTTCGTCATAGTCCTCAACGACACGGCTCAAAAATTGTTCGAGATAATCGAGCCCTGCGATTGTTAGTATTTTCATTTTGATTTGCCTTTTAGTTTGATTAACCGGCGCCGTGTTAGCGCCGGTTTGGGCTTAATTAGTGCTAGGTGCTAACAAGCCCGGTTCAGTGATCACGTGCCATTCGTTATCAATTGACACAGCAGATAAAACTTTTACGCGCTCCTGAGTCTTTTTACGTGTTGCGTAAACCGTTACAGCGCTGTCGGTACGGCTAATCTCCGCGCTCGGTAAGGTAGCGATTGTCGCGAGTATCGAGTTAAGATTTGCTGTAGTGATTAGTGTGGGTACTGTTTGCATGATAATTTTCCTTTTTGTTTGTTTAATATTACACTTATATTGTATGACAATAAAACACAATAAAACACTATTTACATATACTTTTTAGTTATATATAAGCCCTTTATCCATCAAAATTTCTTATATAGGATAAAATTAAATCTTAAAATGGAACGAATCGATCCAAAATAAGATAATTTTCAAATAGTCGTTAGTCCTAAATAAAACTAAAATTGCCCCGTGATCCGTGGTTCGTGTTCCACGTGAAACAACCCGTGACCCGTGACCCGTGACCCGTGACCCGTGACCCGTGACCCGTGGTAAATGTTTCACGTGGAACGCTGCCAGGTTCGCGGTTCGCTGCCAGGTTCGCGGTTCGCTGCCAGTGTTTCACGTGAAACGGTTCGTGGTTAGTTATGCACTGTAGTGGTGCATGGTTCGCGGTCAATGTTTCACGTGGAACGATTCAGGGTAAACGAGCATGGGGTAAACGAGCATAGGGTAAACGAGCATAGGGTAAACGATCATAGGGTAAACGAGCATAGGGTAAACGATCATAGGGTAAACGAGCATAGGGTAATCCCTTAAGGGTTAACCCATAGGGTACCTTGGGCTGTTCCACGTGGAACACGGGTCGCGGTGCACCGCCCCCATTTTTTTACCCCCCTTCTCGGCTGGCGTCGACTTAAGCCCTATTTCACACATTTTATGGGAGCCTGAACGAAAATGACTTCTTGCTCCTTGTAAAAGCCCCCCGGTTCGTGTACAAAGTAACTTGACTAAAAATTTTTAGCAAAAATACACCAAGAAAACACCCCTATGACGATTGAATCAATCGAAACCATCGAACCTGACACAGAAGAGCTACGCTTAGAGCTACGTCTTCGGATGCTCGAGGCCCAGGAGCAGGCACAAAATAACTTTCTTGCCTTCTGCAAGTACGTGTGGCCTGAGATGCTGATTGGCGAGCACCACCGTAAGATTGCCTCGGCCCTTGATCGGGTAATCTCAGGCGACTGCAAGCGGTTGATGATTGCGATGCCTCCTCGCCACGGCAAAAGCCAGATGGGAAGTTTCTTGTTCCCCGCTTATTTAATGGGAAAAAAACCGACTAGCAAGCTTATTGTTGGGTCACACACCGCGGAGCTCGCACAGCGCTTTGGGCGAATGATTAGAAATCTTGTGTCTGAGGATAACTATCGGGATCTGTTTCCCGAGATGGCGTTGTCAGCGGACAGTAAAGCAGCGGGACGTTGGGACACGAGCGCGGGTGGCGAAGCGTTCTTCATTGGCAAGGGCGGTGCGATGACGGGTCGTGGCGGGGACGTGGTGATTCTTGACGACATTTTGGATGAGCAAGATGCGGTGTCCAACACGGCGATGGAGAACACGTGGTCGTGGTACACCTCTGGACCTCGTCAACGATTGCAACCAGGTGGTGCGATTATTGTGATTAACACTAGGTGGAAGACGGACGATTTGTCGGGGCGCTTGCTCAGGCAACAAGGTCAGTTAAAGACGGATCAGTGGGAGGTGTTGGAGTTTCCTGCCATCTTGCCAAGTGGCAATCCTTTGTGGCCTGAGTACTGGAAGCTTGAAGAGTTAGAGAAGGTCAAGATGTCCATTGGCCTTCGTAAGTGGCAAGCGCAGTGGCAACAGCAACCCACGGCAGAAGAGGGTGCCATCTTGAAGCGCGAGTGGTGGCGCGCGTGGCCCGACCAGCATCCGCCCCCAGTGGACTACATTATTCAAAGCTATGACACGGCGTATTCAAAAAAGGAAACGGCGGACTTCTCTGTTATCACGACATGGGGTGTGTTTCACCCGACAGCGGATGACGGGCCGAACGTAATCTTGATGGGCGTGAAAAAAGGGCGCTGGGATTTTCCTGAGCTCAAGCGCGTGGCGATGGACGAGTACAGGTATTGGCAACCCGATAATGTGTTGATTGAAGCCAAGGCTACGGGCACGACTTTGCAACAAGAGCTTAGGCGAGTGGGGATTCCTGTGACGATGTACGCCCCAGGGGGTAGGCGCGCGGGGCAAGACAAGGTTTCCCGTGCGAATGCGGTGGCACCTATTTTGGAATCTGGAATGGTTTGGGCGCCCGACACGGACTGGGCGGAGGATCTGATTGAGGAATGCGCTGCGTTCCCCAATGGCGACCATGATGACCAGGTGGATAGCACCATACAGGCGCTCATGCGGTTTAGGTCGGGCAACTTCATTACTTTGTCCACCGACGAGCAATGGGGTGACACCAATGAAAAAGAAGTTGTACCAGAGTACTATTAAGGGATACAATCAGGCGAGGCGTGCACAGCACGTAGCGTGCATCGCGAAAAAGGATTTCTTATGATGACCCAAGAAGAGTTTTTGCAACAGCAACTAAGGGGCGCTCCTACAAGTGCCTCGGGTCAGATGCGTCAATTTAATGAAATCAACCCTGCGCAATATGCAACGGGTGGTGCGGTGAACTGGCAAGACTGGATGAATCAAACTCTCCAAGGCAATATGCCCAATACATATCAGTATCCTGCCTATGGTGGGATGGACGACCCTACATTTAACTTCTCCGCTCCAGTTGTCTCTGGGGGCACTGTATCTACCCCTACGCAGTCTACGTATCAGTACCCAGCGTATGGTGGGATGGATCAAAGTACGTTTAACTTTTCTGCCCCAAGCGTTTCTGGTGGAAAGTTAATTCAACCTCCAAGAGGTGAACCCGTGGTGTTTGAAGCGCCATTACCGTCTACAACACAGGCGCCTACTCCTGATTTCAGTAGTCCAAATGTGCCTAGCGAAAACGTTTTCACAGGGCAAGCTATGCCTACTCCTGTTACTGTAGCGCCTACAGCCCCTGTCACAGCCCCTGTCACAGCCCCTGTTCCTCAAGCGCCCGCCCCAATATATGCTCCTCAGCCTGTTATTAATCAGGCTGTAATAGATGAAAGAAAAAGGGTAGAGGACGCTAGGCAAGTTGCGCAAGAAAACCAGCGGATTGAAGCAATTAGAATTGCGCAGGAAAACGCGCAAGTAGCAGAACAAGCACGGATCGCAGAGGCAGGAAGATTAGCAGAAGCGAGCAGGATTGCAGAGGCAGGACGGATTGCAGAGGCAGGACGGATTGCAGAGGCGAATCGAATTGAGCAAGAAAGAGCCTCTGCCGCCAAAGCTAAAACAGATGCAGACGCTAAGGCCACCGCAGACGCTAAGGCCACCGCAGACGCTAAGGCCGCCGCTGCGTCTAAAGAGGTAGATCCTTATCTGGAATATATTTATTGGGCGACAGGGGGGCTGTTAGGAGAAACTTCAAATCTAGATTCATCTTGGAATACTGATCCAGAGCCCTCTTCTGGCAACTGGTATGGTGGCAACCAGAACGATTAAAGATCATGTTTTACATAAATAACAAGGTACATAAATGCCCATTGATAAAAGCGTTAACCCCGCCCCCTTAACTGTTGAAATTGAACAGGAGGATATGACTGACATTGAAATCTACTTAGAGGAAGATGGCAGCGCTATTGTTGAGATAGGCGATGATGAGGAAGTAGGCTTTTACGATAACCTTGCACAGAGTATCGACGAAAGCGATTTATCCCATATATCGATTGAGCTGATGTCTTTGTTTGAGGCGGATAAGTCGGGGCGCTCTGATTGGGAGCAAATGTACTCAAAAGGTCTTGACCTCTTGGGGTTAAAGATAGAGGAACGCACCAAGCCTTTTCGTGGAGCCGCGGGGGCAGTGCACCCAATGCTGACAGAAGCGATTGTGCAGTTCCAATCACAAGCATTAAAAGAACTCTTGCCTGCAGGCGGTCCTGTACGTACACAGGTAGTTGGCAAAGAAACGCTAGAAAAGGCACAGCAAGCCTCTCGTGTACAAGACTTCATGAACTACCAGATTACTTCTGTCATGAAGGAATACACCCCTGAGTTTGACCAACTGTTGTTCTACGCAGGTTACGGTGGCTCGGCATTTAAGAAGATTTACTATGATGAGCAATTAGGGCGCATGGTAAGTAAGCTTTGTTTACCTGATGATGTGTACATCCCTTATTGGGGATCGAGTGTCATGAGCGAATGCCCGCGGATCACGCACCGTATTGCGATGGACGCTAATGAGTTCCGTAAACGGGTGGTAGCGGGTGAGTACTTAGACACGAATGTCTCTCCAGTTGGTATGCCAGGGGACGCAAGTCAGATCCGTTATTCGATTGACAAGCAAACGGGTGTCGTGGAATCGGGTTCTCCTGAAGAGGTCTTCTTGCTTGAGTTTCAAGCGGACTTGGACATCCCAGGTTTTGAGGACATGGATGAGGAGGGCGATTACACAGGAATTAAGTTGCCTTTTGTTGTGACCGTAGAAGAAGCTAGTGGCATGGTCATTGGTGTGCGTCGCAATTGGGTCGAGGACGATGAGAAGCGTTTACGCAAAGAGTATTTTGTACACTACACCCTTGTCCAAGGCTTGGGGGCGTATGGCTTAGGTTTTGTACACTTGATTGGTGGCTTGTCAAAGACGGCTACCGCAGCGCTCAGACAATTATTAGATGCAGGTACTTTATCGAATCTACCCGCAGGTTTCAAGGCCAAAGGCGCGCGGATCGCGGACGATGATAAACCGATCCAGCCTGGTGAGTGGCGAGACATCGATGCGGGTGGCGCGGAGCTTAGTCAGTCACTCTTGCCTCTGCCCTACAAAGAGCCGTCACAGACATTGATGACGTTGCTTGGGTTTACGGTTGAAGCGGGCAAGCGTTTAGCAAGCACTGCGGATATGCAAGTAGGGGAAGGGAATCAGAATGCAGCAGTGGGCACCACGATTGCGCTCTTGGAGCGTGGTTCGATGGTCATGTCTGCTATCCATAAGCGTATGCACTATGCGCAGAAGATGGAATTTGAGATGTTGGCACGGGGGTTCGGTGAATTCTTGCCTGATGAGTACCCGTATGACGTGCCTGGCGCTTCACGATCCATTAAGAAGCGTGACTTTAACAACATGGTTGCAGTGTTGCCTGTTGCGGATCCTAATATTTTCTCGGGTGCGCAACGTATTACGCTTGCCCAGACGCAGTTGCAGTTAGCGCAAAGTGCGCCACAGATGCACAACATGTATGAGGCTTATTATCGGGTGTATGCTGCATTGAATGTACGGGACATTGACGGAATATTACGTCCCCAAAGCTCCCAGATGCCTAAAGACCCGTCAACCGAGAATGCTGATGTATTGGACGGGATGCAACTTAAAGCCTTTGCGGGTCAGCAACATGATGCGCACATAGCGAACCATTTGATGATGGGGTTATCCCCTATTTTGAGCTCACAACCCATGTCTGCTATTGCATTGCAAAAGCATATACTAGAACATGTACGCTTAAAAGCGGAAGAAGACACCGAAGCAGAACTATTTATGCAGTACGGCAGTGACCCTGATTTGATGATTTCTGCCATACAGAAGGAAGGCATGATTGCAATCAAGTGTGCCCAGGGTATGCAACAGGTTCGTGACTTACAGAATCAGTTATCGGGTAGTGGCGGTGGTCAGCCTGACCCAGTTGTACAGTTAAAAGAGCAAGAACTTCAGCAAAATGCAGCTAAAGATCAAGCGGACTTAGAAATTGACAAAGAACAGATTGCCGTGGACCGTGAGAAGTTAGCCCAGTCACAGCAAGCGACACAGATGCGCCTTCAAACGCAACAAAACATTGCTGACCAGCGTGCCCAAGTTGGTCGTGAACGTGCCCAAATCCTACAACAAGGTATGGAGAGACGAAATGCCAATTAAAAAAGGTACGAGCAACAAGGTTGTTAGTGGTAATATATCGGAATTAGTAAGAGACTATGAGAAATCAGGTTCAATAGGCGCCAGCAAACCAAAGAGCAAAGGCAAGGCTGTGAAGCAGGCGGTTGCGATTTCCTTGTCTACTGCTGGAAGACCTAAAAAGATGAAAAATGGTGGTGCATTTAGCACTGTTAAGAAACGTGATGGCAACCAGCCAGTTAAACTTTACTAAGGAATACCTAATGCCTAATCAATCAATGGTCAAAAAGTCTTCTGCCTCTAACGAAGAGCGGATAAAGAAGGCTAAAGAAAGCTTGGCAGAAGCAAATCGTGAAGAAAACAGTATGCTGAACCGCCTTATGCCTACTATGAGCAAAGCAGCTCGGGAGCAAGGTCGTGCAGCGCAAAAAGAGCTAGACTCTTTGATGCCAAAAGAAAAGATGATGGAAGAAGTAGACCCCTCTGAAGTGATTACGAAGAAAAAAGGCGGGATGGTCATGGCTCGTGGTCAGGGCAAAGTGATGAAGAAGCGTCCTACTCATCTTTATTAAGAATAAAAGCCTTCAGACAGTGGCTAGTTACTGTCTGCCTCTACATGGAAAAGACCATGCTTGAATTTGCAGAAGCAGTCCTGAAAGAGATCAGGAAACTGCAGCAGGACTCAGAGATGATTGTGTTAAATGGCACAATTTCTGATATGGAGCGTTATCGTTTCATGATGGGTCGTCTGGAAGGATTAAAAATAGTTGAAAACTCTGTTCGAGAACTTTTAAAACGGAGCCAACAAGATGATTTTTAACCCTGAAGGAGTACCTAGTGGAAGCTGAGAAAACGTTAACCGCACTTGAGCTCAAATGGCATCAAGAGGCTTTGGAGAAAGGTCCAAGACTCGATGATGCTTATTCGTCTAATGGTGATTTTGATCCCTCTAAGATAGAGCAAGTGGTTATGGACCGAATTCCGACCCCTACGGGGTGGAGAATAGCCATTCTGCCTTACCGAGGCGCGGAAAAATCCAAAGGTGGCATCGTTTTAGCCGAAGAAACCCAAAAGCGTACACAGTTGGCAACAACATGTGGCTACGTTTTAAAAATGGGCAATTTGGCGTTTAGCGATGAGTCTAAATTCCCTAACGGACCGTGGTGTAAGCAAGGGGATTGGATTATCTTTGGTCGTTATGCAGGCTCCAGGATCACCATCGATGGTGGTGAGATCCGTATCTTAAACGATGATGAGATTATTGGCATTCTCAATGATCCTTCTGACATTTTGCACATGTAAGGAAAAATCATGGAAAACAAAGAACTAGAATTCTCAGTTGGGGATGATGAAAACTCCGCAACGGTGGAACTAACTACAGATGGTAGCTCGGTAGTTACAGAGGAAGTAGGAAATCAGGTAGAGGGCTCCTCAACAGGTAATTCTGAAGATGAATTAGAAGAGTACAGTGGCAAGGTCAAGAAACGTATTGATAAGCTTACTGCTCGTCTTCGTGAAACACAGCGCCGTGAAGCGGAGGCAATTAACTTTGCCAAGAATGCCCAACAACGCGCCAAGCAACTTGAAGAGCAGTTCCATCGCACTGATGCGGAGCGTTTAGGACATGCAAAAAGTCGCATGGAAACTGAAACCATGACGCTTAAGCAAATTATTCGCAAAGCTCGGGAAGAAGGGGACTTTGACACGGAGACAGAAGCGCAAGAACGTCTGACTTCACTGATGTTTGATCAGCGCCAGGTCTCGGCTGCCACCGCTCAGCGTCAAGCGCAAACCGAGCAGTATCAATACCAACAACAGCAAGAGGCGCTTCGTCAACAGCAAGCAGCTCAAGCACCACGGCGCGCGGAACCCGACCCACAAGCAGAAGAGTGGGCAGAACGCAACCAGTGGTACGGTCAGGACGTTGCAATGACCCATGCGGCACAGGGAATACATATTCAACTTGTAAAGAACGAAAGATTTGACCCAAACTCAAATGAGTACTATGATGAGTTAGATCGACGCATTCAGGAATCTTTTCCACAAAAGTTTTCTAACTCGTCGAACCGAAATAACAGAGCCAATCGGCCCGTGCAAACGGTTGCGCCTGCTACCCGATCTTCGGGAGTTAATAGTTCCGCACGCCGCACTGTTCGGTTAAGTCCGAGCCAAGTTGCGATTGCTAAAAAACTAGGTGTTCCTCTCGAGGAATATGCCAAGTACGTAAAGGAGTAAGCCATGAGTGAAATTAACGTGCCAAAATTGAACCGCACCCCAAGAGCGATGGAAACACGTGAAAAGGATGCGCGCCGTAAGCCATGGGCTCCTCCATCAAGACTAGACGCACCACCTGCCCCTGATGGGTTTAGGCAGCGTTGGATTAGAGCGGAAATTAACGGAGCAGATGATCGTATTAACGTTTCATCGAAACTTCGTGAAGGCTATGAGTTGGTTAGATCTGACGAAAGCCCTGAATTCCAGTCTAATTCAGCAGAAGACGGTCGCCACGCTGGTGTCATTAGCGTAGGTGGTTTGTTGCTTGCTAGAATTCCAGAGGAAACAGCAGAGGAGCGCAAGGCATATTATTCAGCGCGAACGCATGACCAATTAAAAGCTGTCGATAATGAGTTGTTGAAGACGAATGCACACTCGTCCATGAAAATCAACCGCCCAGAGCGACAATCAAAAGTATCCTTCGGAAGCCCTACGGCTGAAGAATAACCCTATTAAGGACTTACAAAATGGCAAACGTCGATAAGCCTTTTGGTCTTAAAGCTCTTGGTAACTTATCTGCTACTGGCGGTCAGAAGCAGTATGGTTACACAATTGCAGACAACCAATCAGGCGCAATTTTCCAAGGTGACCTTGTAACCGTATTTGACGGTGCATTGGTTCAATTTGACCCCGCAACTCACACAGCAGCAGTAGGCGTGTTTAATGGTTGTTTCTATAACGACCCAACCACACAAAAGCCTACATGGAAGAACTACTACCCTGGCAGTGTTAACGTTACTATTGGCGAAATCCAAGCTGATGTAATGGATGACCCTAACCAATTGTTTATTGTCCAAGCAGCTTCAAGCGTGACCCAAGCACATGTTGGCTTAAACGCTGACATCTCTGTCGGTACAGGCAATTCAACTACAGGTGTTTCAGGTATGGAATTGGCAGGTACTCCAGCCAAAACTGCTGCCTTAAACCTTAAGGTTGTTGGCTTGTACAACGTCCCAGGCAATGCGTTTGGTACAAATGCAGTTGTTGTGGTCAAGATCAACGAACATCTCTATGGCAGCGCTGGTGTTGCCGGACAAGGAGCCTAATCATGGCAATTTCACGCGCACAACTGGTTAAAGAATTAGAGCCAGGTCTCAACGCCTTGTTTGGCCTTGAGTACAAAAACTATGCCCAAGAACACACAGAGATTTATGACATTGAATCATCTGACCGTGCTTTTGAAGAAGAAGTCATGCTTTCGGGTTTTGGTGAAGCCCCAGTAAAAACTGAAGGTGCAGGTGTTGCTTATGACAATGCACAAGAAGTCTACACTGCACGCTACACTCACGAAACGATTGCATTGGCTTTCTCATTAACTGAAGAAGCTATCGAAGATTCACTCTACGATCGCCTCTCAGCTCGCTACACCAAGGCTTTAGCCCGTTCAATGGCTACCACCAAACAGATCAAAGCAGCAGCCGTTCTGAATGGTGCCTTTACTACCTCAATTGGTGGTGATGGTAAAGCTTTATGCGCTTTAGATCACCCCACTCTTGGTGGTCCAGATCTGAAGAATGAGTTGACTACAGCGGCTGACTTGTCAGAGACTTCGTTAGAGCAGATGTTGATTGACATTGCAGCTTTCACGGACGAGCGCGGATTAAAAACCGCGGTTCAAGGCTTAAAACTTTTAGTTCCAAAAGAGCTTCAGTTCACAGCGGACCGTATTTTGAAGTCAACGTCACGTGTAGGCACTGCAGACAATGACATCAACGCAATCAAGTCAATGGGCATGGTTCCACAGGGCTACAGTGTTAATCACTACCTGACAGACCCTGATGCTTACTTCATCCTCACAGATGCACCCAATGGTATGAAGATGTTTGAGCGTATCAGCATGAAGACTGGATTTGAAGGTGATTTCGACACAGGCAATGTACGTTACAAAGCCCGTGAGCGTTATTCCTTCGGTTTCAGCGATGCACGCGGTATTTTTGGTTCTCCTGGTACCCCTTAATCAGCTAAAAACTGAGGTTTAGGGTCCCTGCCCCCTCTTCGGAGG